AAGAACTTGCAGGTCATGGTTTATTAATACATAAAATAGAAAAAGACCCGATACCATTTGATACTACATTTGAACAGTATCGTGTTAAAGACGATGATTTACAAAATCAAATAAGAGTATTCGTTGAAAATACTATAAAGAACTATATAGTAGATAAAACAGATCCGGGAACAAAGAATTATCCTTTTGGAAAATGTATTAAACGCAGGTTTTTATAAAACGAAAGAACCGAATATTCGGTTCTTTTTTATTTTATATTTCCAAATGGATTTTGTTCACTATATGGATTATTGCCTTTGTATTGTGAAGCATATGGATTTTGACCTGAATAAGGATTTGTGTTATATGGATTATAATTACCATTATATGGATTTGTACCATATGGATTAGCACCGAAGTTCCCCATATTCATACTATTACCCATATTAAATAGTTCATTCAACCCACCATTAAAATTAGCCATAGGATTAGAATTTAAACCATATAAGGCATTGAAACTGTCATCTGATAATTCAGGATTATCAAGTTCCCATTGTTTGATAAATTGATTGATTTTATATTTAAGATTTTCATCAGGAAGATTATATATAAAATCTCCTATTCAAGAAATAAATGTTTCATCATCAAGGCATACAGGAATATGATTTACCGCTGGATATGATAAATCATCATGACAGGCGATACCTTTAATTTTACCTTTAATATAGCCGAAACTTTCAAGTTGTATAAGAGTTTTTCTGTCTCGTACAATAATCCTGCGTTGACCTATTTTCTTAGCGCCTTGTAAGCAAAACCTTTCTTTTTCCGGTCCGGATTTAAATCCGATCCTTCTACGTCTAACTTCACCGGGAACCGGTTTTGTATGATATGTTTTTTGAAACAGATCATCATAATATAATGGATGTGATTTCATACTGGTAACATAGTTTTTACCTTGAAAGTTCATCTCAACCATTATTTTACAATTATCATATAAATCGGAATGAAATAGATCAAGTGATAATGCCGCGGTCATTTTACCGCAATATTCCTCGTCTTTCTTATTAGTTTCAAATGTTCCGACCTGTACAAATCTTACTGCATCTTTAAGACTTACACCGGATTCTTTATATTTCTTTATATTGCAAATAGAATTCGGTACGACTTTAAATATTTGTATAGTATTGGAATCTGGTGTTTTCGTTTTGCTTTTTGTCTTTTCTTCTTTAAATTCATCACCATTACCTTCCGCCAAATCGACCAAAAATAAAAATTTATCAGTAGGTGCAATATTTAATGGATCAAAGTCAGGATGCCATGTAATATTTTCATCTTGTAAATATGGATTATTGGTCATTAAATTTTTATTTACAAAAGGAACACATATCTTATCCATAAATGCAAAATCAGATGGTTTAAGAATCATCTTAGATGCAGCATGAAATTGTAATTCAAACTCTTGTGCGAATTCAGTTTCACCAAAATCTTTCTTTTGCTTTTCCACTCATGCTTCATCATGTTCTGGTACTTGCCAATAATCTGTTCTGAAATTTACAAAACTGTTTTCACCATTAAGCGATTTACTTCATATTTCATAAAATTTATTATCAACGCCATGAGGGGTTGATGTAATCATACATTGAGATAACTGTGAAGATGAAAGAGTAGGATATACAGAACGCCAGAATGAATCTACTATATTCGGATCAATATGGGCGAACTCATCAAGATAAAGAAGATGAACAGTAAAACCGATGGAGGTGGTTTTTGTAGTAGCACCTGTAATAATACGACAGCCATTATCAAGGCGGAAACCGGTTTTACCAAAACTTTTACAACCTGGTTTTAAGAAATATGGCAATCCTTTAAAAACTTGAATAACTTTATCAGCGATTTCAATAACAGTCTGCTCTTTATTTGCAAGCAGCATAAAGTTCTTTTCTTTTGAAAAAGTTAAAAGATATGCAAAAATAGACGCCATGGTGGTAGTTTTACCACTTTGACGAGCTGCCATTCATATAATGTTTCTATTTTTTGGTATTAAAAGATTTAATTCTGGAGAATATCGTTGACTGGTTACTATATCTATAAGTTCACGCTGGAACTTTCTTAAATTGACAGTTTTGTAACCATAGTCTGTCATTCATTTACAATAATGTTCGATAAAATAAATCGGATTATTATAACATTTTTCGTATTCTTCTAGTTCTTCATCCGTATAATCAAAACTTACATTTTCCGCTTTCAGGTCTATATCATGTTCGAAAAAGGGTGAATAATCTATTTCGAAGCCGTTTGCATAATCCTCAAGCATTTGATTGATTAGCTTTGTACTTCAAATACGTTTTTGCTGTTTACCTATATATGTCGCATTGTTTTCTTTCTTCTCTGCCATATATGTATTAATTTATCAAGAATGATGACATTTTTTTATTATTGATATATACATCTACAACAGCAAAATCATAACCATGTTTATGATGCCCAAATTTTACTTTTGTAGAAATTTTATAATAAGGTTCTGCATGTATATATTCACTAAATTGTTGGTTAAGCAGTTTTTCAATATAATCTGCATCTTTTACCGTGGTAAAAATTAGATCCTCTAAATTTGCACCAAAAGAAAAACTACCAAGTACATCGCCATTTGACGTGCACATTATCATTTTAATTTTTTGCATTACAGATTCTAATAAATCTTTGTGCTCCAGCGCATTAGGTTCAAACCCATATTCATCTGAAGTTCTGGTGTAAATTTCACGTATCATTATTGTTCATCTATATTATTTTCTGCAGATAATATTTGCATCTTTTTGTACATAAGTAATTCAGAAAGTTTTCCGCCTCCGGTTATAACATTATGATTATCACCAGGTTCTTTATTACCATCTGGTAATTGATTGGTGTTATAAATACCGGTTTCGTTTTCCTTGTCTCTGATTTCAAATTTTAAGTCAAGATATGTTTTACGCATAGTAGCTTCTGTTACTTGAATCTGCTTATTAAGTGCAGATATTTTTTCAGTAAGCTGCGTAAAGACTTCAAAATTACGAGGCATTGTATTTCCTCTACTTACGACATCCAATAAAGCATTTTGCATTAATGAATTAGATTTAACTTGCCAATATAAATCAGAAAGTGTTTCAATATCTTGCTCTATCTTATTTTGAACATAACTTTCTTCCATAAGATTTTGCGGTAAAGCATGTTCAGCCATAAGCATTACCGTTCTTTTTGCTCTTTTGGTTAATGCTTTCTTTTCTGCTTTTACATCAAATGTAAAAATAGGTTCAGGATTTTCAAGTGCCGCGGCACCTCCATTATTATCGACAACGGTTTTTACATTATCCTGCGCAGTATCTTGTTTTGCCGGTGATATTGAATTTAATAATTGTTCTAATGCTATCTTATCGGACTTAATTGTATTCGACATGATATATTTGCTTTATTTATATCTTTGCATATTTATCTTCAAAAATATTATAAGTCAATTTTATAAAATAAATATCAAAAGTATGCTTGTTTAATATGGATAAATTACATGTAATGTTTCCTGGTAGTTTTAAGCCTTTTCATTCAGGACATTACCAGCAGATAAAGAAATATTTGGAATTACCAGAGTATGATGTTGATGTAACAATCATAATTTCTGCAGCAGATCGAGAAGGATTAAAGGCAGAGACATCAAAAAAATTTATCGACAGAGTATTTAGACAGAATAACAAAGTTTCTTCGGTTATTGCTGAAGCTGCTTCTCCGATAAAATATATGTATGAACTTATAGATAAAGGTTCCGGTACATATACAATGGTAAGCAGTACAAAGGGCGATGATAAGAAACGTGTATCCGATATGATTTCTTATTATAAAAAACATCCAAAAGAAGGAGTCTCTGTAATAAGTACAGATATAGATTATTCACCTAATGTATACCAAACCAGAGCTGATGATTTCATGGATAAACCTATATCAGCTACCATTGCAAGAAATGATATTCGCAATAATGATTATGAATCGTTTAAAACATCATTTACAGTAATGCTAGATGATGGTGTAATAGATGAAAAGGCAGTAAAATGGTATTTTAAAGAATTATCAAAACAAATAATGTCAACCAAAGAATCGACATTATATGATAATAAATTGGTTGAGTCTTATTTTAATGATATTCAATATGTTCCATTAAATGAAGGCGGTATGGGAGGACATCTTCCGCATCCTTATGAAGTAGATGATTTTACATTTGCTGATATTAAAGGAATGATCAAAGATCTTTTTAATGCAAAAATCGAAAATATGACAGAAAAACTTGACGGTCAGAATATTTTTGCCAGTGTTAATAAAAAAGGTCAGACTGTGTTTGCGAGGAATCTTACTGATATAAAAGGTGAGGGAATGAGTATTAAAGACATGGAAACAAAATGGGCGGATAATCCTTCGGTAGCAAATGCTTTCGTAACTGGTGGTAAGATAATCGATGAAGTATTCAGAAAGATTAAAGACCGTACATTATTCTTTAATAGGTTCCGTATAGCGAATGAATATAAAATTTGGGTTAATTGTGAAATTATAAATCCAAATAATCGTAATGTTATACCTTATAATGATGTACATGTATATTTTCATGAAGTTAAATCATATGCAGTAAAAATAGAAGGAAAAGAAACATTTGAAGAAATTACAGATCCTGATAATCCTGGATATGAAAATGATATGCAAATCATTAAAAATGCTTCTGATAAGGCACAGCATGCTTCAGTAACAAATAAAGTTGTTATGAAACAACTTGATAGTAATCAAAGGATTATAACATATTTTGATAGTTTATTGGATAATATTATTAGTCTTTATTCTGGTA